GCTTCGTTGATCGCCTCAGAAGGAGTGCCGGTACCCTGATCGATCGGGAGCCTGCCGTTCTCCTTGTAGAAGCGATACGCACGCTCTGCCGCCTTGAAGTTGTCGGTGACCTTGGCACCGTTGCTGGTGACAGCGAGCGCCCACTTGAACGCGAACTGCGCCATCTTGTCGTCGGCGAGTTCAGGGTGGATCAGGCTGACGACAGCGAGAGCCTTGCGGACCTTCTCGTCGTACCAGCCGACAGCGTTCGCAGACTGAGACAGTGCGCGACGAACCTCGCGGACCACCATGCGGGAGACGTAGTCGTTGACTCGCTCGCTGTCCTTGGTGAGGTCGATCCCCTCCTTGGAAGCAACGGCCTTGACCATCTTCTGCAATGCGCCCTTGAAGAGTTTCTGGTTATTCCACTTCTGGGAGTTCGCCAGTTCCAATGCGCTTTCGATGAAAGCAGCGCCGTCAATGGTTGCCGGCACAGCCTTGCCACGGGCGAACAGAACCACGTCGTTGCCAACCGTGCGGCGGACCTTGCGACGTATTTTCTTCGCGAGTTCACGCTGCTTTGGCGTAACCGTGACTGGCTTGCCGTCGGGCAGGGTTGCTCCCTCGTCGGCAAGGGCAACCTGATTGACCAGTGCCAGAATCTCCTCGCTACCGATTCCGCCGAAGGAGTCCGGGCGATTTGCGGCGGCATCCTCCTGCTCTATCTCCATGATCGCAAGGTCGATCGCAGCGATAGCATCGAGATATCCCTGCTTCCCAAGTTGGGAAACAGCGCGACTCATCGCAGCCTTTGACTCCGGCGTGACCGGGCCGATGATGTTGCGGACGGTCAGTCTTTGCGGCTGGGCAGGCGCTTGGGCCGGAGCAGCAGCCGGGGCCGGACCAGCAGCCGGGGCGGGAGCAGGCGCGGGAGCCGGGGCCGGTGCCGGGGCTGGCGCAGGTTGACCAGCAGCCGGGGCCGGAGCCGGAGCCGCAGGTGTTGCGGCAGCAGGCGCAGGCGCGGGCTGAGGGGTGGGCGTCGCAGTGGACGCGGGGGCCGGCTGGGCCGGTTGCGGCTGGGACATGGCCGCCTCCCGTGCGGCACGCATGACCTCAAGGCCACGCTGCGCGGCCTCGATCGTGAAACCAAACTTGCCCGGGGTGTACGCCTTGTTGTTCTTGGCCGCCTCTTGCAAACCACGGTACAACTTGAGCGCACTCATCGCCGAACGACCACGGACTCCAGCGCGGATCAACATCTGGTTGAACCAGCCGGGTACGGCGTCGCCACGGAACAGAGCCTCGGTGCCGTTCTGGATCAACTGGGCAACGCCCTCGACCTCGACCATCGTGCCGGCCATTCGCTGCTCGATCGCGCCAACCGCTTCGGTAGACCCGGCCTTGCCCTGCGACTGGGCAATGATCTCAGCAATCGAACGACGGACGACCGGGTCGATGCCGGCCTGCTGCGACCAGTAGTTGGTAGCGGCCTCGATCATTGTCGCATCGTCTACGGTGCTGCGAAGGGCAGCCCACAGACCACTGTCGCTGAACTGCGCCCAGTGCGTGATCTCATGGAACGCGAGTCCCATGATGCCAGCGAACGTGCTGTTGCCATCGGCGCGAAGGAACACCGTGTCCGGCGTCTGGCCGCTGAAGAATGCAGGCTTTGCATCAGTGCCGTCGTACCACTGAACCTTGAAGCCCAACTTCTCGATCTGTGCCTGCGCTGCCTTCTGCTGCTTCGTCGCAGCAGACGCCGGCTGGTAGTTCATGCCAGCGAGGATGTCGGTAGCGGACATCTGGCTCGTCGGGCGGGCGCTCGACGCAATGCTCGCAGCACTGAGATAGTTCAGTTGCGACGCTGAGTAATCGGCAGCCGTTGTCGCGGCAACCCGCCGCGCATTCTCCAGTGCTGCCTCCAGCGTAGATACTTCGCCTTCAAGAGCCTGAGTGCGCTGCTGATCCTTGCCTCGGCGTGACCGCTCCAGTTCCTTGCGCTTCTGCGTGACTTCCGCGCTGGCATTGGCTACCGCCTCCTTGGATCGTGCGAGGTCAGCGCCTGCCTGCATCAAAGCCTGCTGGGATCGCTGCTCTTCTGCAAGACGTTCCTGCGGCGTCATCGCGTCGAGAGCGGCTGCACGCTGCGGGAGGATTTCGCGGATGTATGCAGGATCGGCGTACTTGCTGCCGGCCTCGCGAAGCAGACGGTTGGTCTCGCGGCGCTTGGACAGTTCGACCGGGATGTTGACTGCGCCAGCGCCGAAGCCGCCGAACCCGCCGTAGAGAGCGTCCGTCGCAGCCTGCGAGAACACATCTCCCCACGACTCGACTTTCATTCCAGTCAGTTCGGTCGCCTTGACTCCAGCCTGCAAGATCGGGACAAGACCTTCCTCAAGGAAGTTGGCTCCATACATCCCACCAACAGTCTTGACGATGCCCCGCGCACCCGGCTGCGCGAACCATTGCGCGACACCGGTCTTGGCAAGTTTCTTGGCAACACCAGCGCCAATCCACTCGGTCACGCCTTCGATCGCCGCGCTGGTGAGGCCGGCTGTCACCTTCTGAAACTGGTTGTAGTCGCCAGTCGTCAGCCCAGCAGCGAACGCCTGCTCGTACTCGTCGATGCCGCCGCCGTAGCCCTGCAAGCCCATCGCAGCAATGCCGACATACGGGCTGGCCGCGAACGCAGCCGCGCTGTACGCGCCGCTGCCGACCGCCTGACCGATGTTGCCGGCAATGCTTCCCTCGGGAATCGCCTTGCCAGACTCGCGCTGCGCCCCGCTCCAGAACGCATCTCCGTCAAACGGGGTCAGGTTGTTGATGCCGCGAAGGGTGCTGATAACGCCCTGCGTTACGCCTGCCTTGACACCCTCGCCGAACATGCCGACGACGCCGGTCTCTGCGATCTCCGCATCGCGGGCAACATCCTGTTGCTCCGACTCGCGCTGCACCAACTTGTCGAGGAAGTCGATCTGCTGCTGCTTGAGTTCAGCCTCCTGTGGGCTGAGGATCCCGGAAGACAGTTCCTCTTCCAGATCACTTCGCGTGTTGATCGTCTTCGCACGGTCGATGAACTTGGTGACATCGCCGAACTCTTTAGCGATCCCGCCAATGGACAGCAGATTCGTCGGCTCGACGCTGCCGATCATGTCGGCAAACGCACGACCAAGATCCATGAACCGCTTGTCTTCAGGCGAACGCTGGCCCAGCGCCTTCTTGCTCCTCCTGTACTGCGTCAGCGAATCGGCCAGTGGGTCAGTGCCGTCAGGCTGCGGGAAGAACGAGAATTGGCTCATGTTCAGTTTCCAGAGATTGCCGCGTATGCCTCTTCGATCAATGCAGGATCGACGCCGTACTTCCCAAGATGCTCAGGCCCGTTCGTCTGCATCTCATTGTATAGACGTTCAATCATCTTGAACCCCGCTGCACGCTCATTCTGGTCGCTGCTGCGAAGACGTGAGAAGTACGGGTTCTGTGCGATTACTTCCAGTGCGTTGCGGGTGCGGCTCGACAGTCCGCGCACGTCAGCGGGGGCTGGCTGCGACGGCTTGCCGCTCGATGTCTTGGCCGAAGCAGTCGGAGCAACAACCTGCTGGTCGATCATCAGGCCACCACGCACGCGAGCGATGGCATCCATGATGACGCGAATGTCCTGTTCACCAGCCGGAGCCCAGCCCATCGAGCCGGACACCTCGTTGAACCGCTGCATGAACTGCTCAAACGTGGCGGCATCAGTCGATCCGTTGTTGACCGACGGAAGGGCGACCGGTCGGGTCATACCCGGTAGCAAACCCTGACGCATCCCATCGACGACCATTGCCAAAGCCATCGGGTTCTGCTGCTGCATGGCCCACATCGGCATCGTCATCGAGCGCGGCGTGATGCGGTCACCCTTGGGTCGCATCATGGACATCGCCATATTCACGGCATTGGCGGCGTTCTGGTTGCCCTGCTCTGACAAAGCAGCAGCGTGCCTTCCGAAAGTCATGGTTCGCCCATCAGCCTGAGCGTCATCGAGGGCAGACATGGCCTCGGCAAACGACGACGGCACTTCCTGACCACGGTAGACCGTGTAGTCCTCGCGGCCAGAGCGGGCCTTGAGGAACGACTGCAACCCAGTCATCGCCATACCGGGGTCCATGTCGTACAGCATCGTCAGGTACTCGCCGACGATGGGATCCTGACTCTCGGTGACACGCGCAGAAAGGGCGCGGAACTGGCCGGCGAAAGCCTGCTTCTTGGCATCGAGTTCGCGCTGCTGTCGCAACTGGACGCGAGCGTCGTCGCGGCTCTGGATCATCCCCATCCACTGCGGGAACGTCACCTTGATGACCTGCTCCTGACCGTCCTCGTCCATGAAGGACACGGCTGGCGTACCGCGCACGGTGCCGAACCGAAGCATCTCAAGACCTTGAACGTCGCCCTGCTCGATGCCGGCAACCGCCTTGCCGAACGACGGCTGGCCCGCAATTGCCGGATCACCGACAGCCCAAGTTGGATTCCGGTTCAGCCGGTTCATCGCCTCGTCAATACGAGACATAAACTCGCGATCTTTTTCTTCCGAAGACTGTTGCTGAGGCTGAGTTCCAAACCCGCCTTGAAACATGTCGTCTTGGTCACTCTGGTTGGGTACGAGTTTCATGGTGCCTCAGAAGGAAACGCGAAGTGCTGATTCAAGACGCTTACGCATGTCACTATCCATTCGGTTGCGCTCGACGGCACTGAAGGGATTAGCCGCCGTGTATGCCATCATGCCCTTGCTGATGGAATCCGTAGGAACCCCAAGTCGGAAACCCTCCATCTCGCGCAGCGCACGGAACGAATCCCTGTCGTCCTCGTACTTGATCTTCTCGTATGCGACTTCCGACTTGGCGACGGCGGCAGCCTCCTCAGGCATCAGGCTCATCTTGCGACGAGCCTCGCGGGTCTGCTCGCCTCGCTGCATCGTCGCGGCCATCGCTTCGCCGACACCGCTGAACGGTCGGGTCGGATCACCCTGATAGGACGCAAGACCAGCGGCGATGCCACGGAACATGTCGGGAGCAACACTCTTGAATGCATCCCCAAGTTGGGATATGAAAGATGGTGTCGCTGCCGCGCCTCCGGCAGACATGCGAGCAAGTTGACCCGCCCCCATGTATGCCATTTGTCCTGTCATTGATGGATTGAAGTATGCCATGTTCTGGTTCCTTGATTCGCGTCAGAGTCCGCTGAAGTAATTACCAACCATTCCCATGCCGGCACCCATCAGGGCATTTCCAAACTGCATTGATCCAGCGCCGCTGAGTGATGCAACATTCATCTGTGGCTGGAACGCTCCGGTGATTGCAGCCTGTCGCAATGACAAAGGAACTCCAACAGCCTGTTCGCGATACGCCATCTGCATTCCCAACTGGTTGCCCATGATGCCAAGGCGCTGCGAAGACAATCCCTGCTGGAGATTGGCAAGAGCGCCTGAATATGACGTACCCATCTCTGCCAGTCCGGTTGACATTCTCTGCCGGAGATCGCTAAGTCCACTTGCCTGAGCCTGAGCAAGAGCCGTGCTTCCAGACGCAATCTGGCTCTGGTAGTCAGACAATCCTTGGACCTGCATTTGCCCAAGAGTCATGTCGCCCTGAGCCATTCGCTCTCGCAACGATGCTTCGGCAGATGTTTGCGACTGTGCCAGCGAAACATCGCCCTGAGCCATTTGGCCGCGCAACGCCATTGCAGCCTGAGCCTGCGCCTCGCCAAGGCTGATATCGCCCTGAGACATACGCTGAAGGATTTCAGAGATGCCAGCGGCCTGCGCTTGACCAAGGGACGTGACGCCCTGCGTTTGAGCCTGCCGGATCGCAGCCAACTGGCTGGCGTACTGCTCTTGGATCACACCACGCTGGCGTGCGCCCTCAGACTGTCTGGCTGCTACAACACCTTGGCCGAATGACGTGAGTCCAAGACCACTGAATGCATTTGCGGCCTGCTGTCTGGCAACATTCTCAGCCGTCGCCTGATCAACACTAGCAAGCATGTTCTCGCGACCGGTCGCGGCCTCGCGATACACTTCATCCATGCCGGCTCGATACTGATCAATCATCGAGCCATACCGACCCTCAAAGTCTGTCCTAGCCCGCTCCATGCCAGTCCGGTACTGATCTCGCAGCCCGCCGTACTCTCCCTGCGTTGCCGCAAGGTTTGCCTCCATATCCGATCGGTACTGGCCGCGCATTGCCGCGTATGAAGCGGACAAAGGATCGAGAGCAGCCTGCATGTCTCGGCGATATGAATCGCGAAGACCCTGCATTCCAGCACCGAAATCAGATGCGCCCTGCTGCATTTGCGACAGGTACGAAGACCGAATGCTGTCGTATGCCCCCTGAAATTGAGAAATGTTCTGCTCGTACCCCTGACGGTACTGGTCGATGTTGGTCTGCCGATCGGCGATGAAGCGATTGAGGATCTGGTCCGTCTGCTGCTGTTGATAATCCAGCATCGGCTGGTAACCAGCAGAAACCTGATCAGCCAATCCCTGATAGGCAGGACCAGCCTGATCGGCCAAACCTCGCATCTCGCGCTGATACTGCGCGATGGTATTTCTCATCGCGCTACGCTGGCGACTCTTTCCTCTTGAACCAAAGATTCCGCCAACGATGCTTCCAATACCGCCGGCGATTCCTTCAAAGATTGACATCAGGTCACCTCTCGCACGTTTCGCCTCATGCCAACAGCGTCAACCAACACGGACGCACGTTCCAGCGCCCACGGGTAGCCCTGACTGGCAATCTGCATGTAGAGCGCACCGGCACGCACGCGGCACCGGAAATGGTTGTTGTTGCCCTCGTACAGTTCACCTAGCGCAAGGTTCTCGGCCTCGATCAGCACGCCAGCAATGGTGGCCGTGTCGTCGGACTGGAGTCCTGCTGCGGTCGTAACTCCGTTTGGGACGAAGAAATACTCACCGACCGTCGGGTCTGTACTGTACACCGCGTTGATCGCCTGCTGCGCGTAGATCAGGTTGTTTGTGTCGGTGTGGTAGATCAGCCAACGCTCGGCGCTGTCAAAGGTGTCACGCTTCAGATAGTAATTGGTGTCAGGCGAAGCACCGTCGTACACCCGGTTCTCGGGGTCAACGAACGTGCTGCGGGCCTCGTACAACCCGAACTCGGACGGGGCGTAGGCACCGTCCATGTAGTCCGTGATAGACGCCGGCGTGGCGTCGTCACCGTCAACCGTCGAGGCGAACGACGAGGTTGACGCCGCGCCGCCGTCCACGATCGGCTCGTCGCCAAGGACCACCCGGACGGTCGTCAGGCTGGCAGCGATCGCCTTCTCAGCCGTGTCGCCGTAACTCAGGGCAAGCGTCGGGCGGGGCAGGTTGCCCTTTACGTCCAAGTCTGGCAGGTGTTCTTCGCTGTTCAACTCGACTAGAACGTCCCTGACCATGACCCGGGTGCCAAGGTCGCCAATGACCGGACCCAGCGTCAGGCTGGACAGCACCCGGCGATCGACCGACTGGGCAGCCGTCGGAGGGGTGTAGGTGCCACCTTCGTTGCTGTTGTATCCGCTGGCCGGGTAGCCGTCGATGCCGGAGATGATCCGGTAGTCGAAGTACCCAATCTTCCCCTCGGCGCTGCCCATCAGGGCTACAGGCGTGCGACCGTCAACCACGACCGACTGACACGTCGTGAGTGCGCCGTAGAACGCAGGCTCGTACAGGCGCTGCGGGAAGAACCCGCCGGTCTGCTCGCTGTAGAACAGGTGTACGCTGATTGACGGCTGGTCGCGACGGGTCAGCCAGATCCAGACCCCGCGCAACTCAACGTCATACGTCAGCAGGACATCCAGATCCTCCCACTGGGTCTTGCTGAAGAAGGCATCCAGCACGTTCAGGCTGATCAAGTGCGCCCGGTCGAGGCTGAAGTCGTTCGGCGTGACCCGGTACAGCCCCTCGTACCCAAGGATGTAGGCGATCTTCTCAGGCCCGTAGCAGAACGCACGCGGGCCAACGATGCCGATGTTCCTCGACAACGTGATGATCTGCGGGTCGCCAAGCGCAGGGTCAACCGTCAGGTAGGACATCGACCGCTGGCCGGCGAACAGCAGGCCGGTGTTGCCAAGCGGGATCAGGGCCACAATTCGGTCGCCAAGGGTGCCGTAATCGGAGTTGCCACCAGCGATGGCATCTGCGGCGCTGGTTGATGGATTCCAATCCTCGGGATTGTCGATGTGCGACATGAACCAGTTGGTTTCGGCGTCAGCCACGCCGGCCAACACGATGCGTGCGCCATACCGCGCTACTAGAGTGGCGTAGTTACTGGTGCCGCTGACCGTGACCTTGATGTGGTTGTACGGATCGGACCACTTCTGCACCTCCGGAACCGTCAGGCTGATGTCAACCTTGACGTAGTTGATGCCGTCGCACAGGTAGACGTAGTCGTTGAACTGCACACCTTCGACCGTGCGGACGCTGGCGTTCAGCGCCGGCGTGTGTACTGGTGCCGATGGACCGGTGGCGATCGAGCAGACCGTCGGCACGCCGCCCCGCTCAAGGTAGTACACCACGCCGGCCTTGACGACGATCGTGCGGTCCTTGATCACCGTCTTGAGTGCGCCAGACGCGCCCGTGTAGGCCACGCAACGGACCATGCACTGGATTGGGCCGGGAGATGCGAATGCGTAGATCGGGTTGAAGCCAGCGCGTGACGAGAGCCGCATCCTCCGACGCCCTTGGTCCACGGGCATCACATTGAGGATGTCCTGCGAGAACCCCGGGGGGACGGACGAGAACTGGGTGTCAGTCGTCCAGCCCTTGTACGGGAGGTTGGCTCCGATGTAGGGCATCAGGCGGCAATCTCAAAGATAAGCCAAAGGTTCTTTGGGAAAGTGTAAGTGGCAGACAAAGTGAAAGGACTGGCACTAGCCGTTCCTGTCATCGTGTATGTAATAGATGTCCCCGGTACGTTTGTGTGCGTTGCGGAGAGCACACCACTTACCGAAACCGTTTGACCCTGAGGCTGCGTAGCAGTTTCCGTAAGGTCGCCCGTAGTAGAAAACGTAAAAGTTCCAGATCCACTTGTTGTGAAGGTGAATGTCGCAGTGTGAACGGAATTACCTGCTTGAGCGTGGCCGGCTGTAACAAGATATGAATAACTAGCAGCAACGCAACAGATGATCAACGTCGAACCGGCAATCTGAGGCGTATAGGAAAAAGTGCTAGAAGCACTGGTGGAGGCAGTAGTACCGGTGCTTACCGCGTTGTTACTCACAATAGACACTTTGATAATACTTCCGATCGGAAGATTGGAAGATGCCAGTTTTCCAGCGAGAGTAGTGTTTCCGGTGACATTCAAAGTGCCGCCGACCGTCATGTTCTTTCCGACAGCAACCGTTCCTCCATCCGCATCGCCGATGTTGACGTTCGTCGTGGAGCCAGCAGCACCGCCAGTGCCGATGTTGATCGTCTTGGTAGAGCCAGACACGGTCGCGCCAGTACCGATGTTGATCGTCTGGGCAGTAATCACATCATCCGCGACATTGAGAGTCGTAGCAGCACCGCCGACATTCAACGTGGTCGCGGTGGTATCGAACACCGATGCGGTAGTGTTGGTCGTCGTGATGTCGCCGCCGTTGACGGCGAGATCGCCGGTCAGCGTGGTGTTTCCGGTGACCGCAAGTGTTTGTCCGACCGTTGCAGCGCCGGTGATCGCTGTCGTGCCATTGCGAATCGTCGCCGTGCCAGTCGTAGCGCCGATGCTGACCGTAGTCGCAGCCTGACCGACATTCAACGTGGTGGCGGTAGCGTTGAACACCGACGCGGTCGTCTGGTTCGTCGTGATGTCCCCGCCGTTGACCGCGAGGTCGCCGGCAACAGTTACCGTGCCGGCACCGGTTCCGACATTGATAGCCGTAGCAGCCCCGCCGACATTGAGCGTGGTGGCGTTGGTGTTGAACACCGTGGCCGTGCCGGTGCTGGTCGTCGTGATGTCGCCGCCGTTGACGGCGAGATCGCCGGTCAGCGTGGTGTTGCCGGTGACCGCAAGCGTGGTGCCGACAGTGGCACTGCCACCAACAGTCGCGTTCCCGGTGATCGCCGTCGCGGCGTTGCGAATCGTCGCCGTGCCAGTCGTAGCGCCAATGCTGACCGCAGTCGCCGCCTGACCGACATTCAACGTGGTCGCGGTGGTATCGAACACCGATGCAGTAGTGTTGGTCGTCGTGATGTCGCCGCCGTTGACCGCGAGGTCGCCGGTCAGCGTGGTGTTACCAGTGACTCCAAGCGTGGTGCCGACAGTGGCACTGCCACCAACAGTCGCGTTCCCGGTGATCGCCGTCGTGGCATTGCGAATCGTCGCCGTGCCAGTAGTAGCGCCGATGCTGACCGTAGTCGCAGCCTGACCGACATTCAACGTGGTCGCGGTGGTATCGAACACCGATGCAGTAGTGTTGGTCGTCGTGATGTCGCCGCCGTTGACCGCGAGGTCGCCGGCGATCGTCACGTTGCCAGTCGCAGGGTCGGCCTTCACTTCCTCGTACCAAGACGACCACGAACCGTTATACGTCCTGTAGAAGAACCGACCGGTCGTCAGCGTCTGGAGCGTCATCAGGTAACGCTCGTTGGTCGCGCTGGTTCCGGTGTAGTCGAACTTGGCAACCGTCACCATCAACTGGCCGTCGGTCACCGTAGTCAGCCCGGACGGCCCGTTCGACACGCTGCCGGCACCAAGGATCAGGTACTTGCCGTTGCCGCCGCTGCGGACCGTGGAGTCATTGAGATCCGCAAGGGCCGTACCGTTGAGGTTGTAGCGGATCGGCTCGGTGCCGCCTGCGTACTCAAGGTTCGTCCAAGTCTGGGATCCATCACCGATCTTGAACAGCAGCGTGTCGGTCTCAAAGCCGATCTCGCCAGCCGCAAGCGTGGTCGAGCCTGAAGTGCGCCAGTTTGCTGCGGTGTCTCGACGGACCTGAATACGGGTTGCCATGACTATCTCCTAGAACCCCGCTCACCCCCGGGTACGGGGGGAGCAGGGCAGAACGGGGGTTCTCACTTCTTCTTGAACGCGCTGACCGGCCAGATGTGCGCCAGCAGATAGCCGGCACAGAACGTCAAGCCTGCGAACCAGATTGAGCCCAGAAGGCTCTCGATGCTGCCAATGATCATCATCACTTGCTCCTACGCTTCGGGATCAGACTCCTGAGCAACGCGCCCAGAGATGCTCCGATCCCCGTATGCACCAGCATAAACGCGGCAAGGGCCATCAGCCCCAAACCGACCACAAGACTGATCAGACTTGCCCACCAAGGCGTGGTGTCCTTCACGGACGGCAGGCTGCCAACGATGTCCGTGGTCTCGGCGTGGATCTCGCTGGACAACACCATGATCTCGTCCGCCTTGCCGGTGACATCAGACACCACCAGACGGGACGCCTCGATGCGCTCGACGGCCTTGCCCGGATCCTGCTGCTCGCCGGCCAAGTAGCCGTGTGCGGCGGCCAGATTCTCGTCAATCTGTCCGGCCAAGACGGTCAGTTCGCGGGCCTTGTCGGTGATCGACTGGGCCTGACTGCTGATGGCCGACGCGCTGTCTGCGATCTCCTGCGTCCCGCTGGAGCAGGAACAGAGCAGGAGTGCCAGAAGTATGAACCTCACTGGCGTTCCTCCAGACGGTCGATCCTGTCTCGGAGTTCTGCGATCTTCTCGGCGTGGTGGAGGCTCGTCTGGGCGCTAGCGGCGACCGTCTTGGCGAGATCACCAGTGATCTGCCGCAACTCGACGATGTCAGCCTGCGCCCGGGAGAACGACTCGTCACGCCGACCAAGCATGATGCACACACTGGCGAAACCAGTGACCAGTGTCGCCAAGGTGCTGTAGAACCGAATGTTATGTTCTGACTTGATGGTCATGCGAACACACCTGCATTTCTCTGGTATAGCGCCATGACGTTGACGTTGGCACTGACCGACAGGCCAACGACAAAGTGAAGGCTGATCTTTGTCCAGCCGTAGTTTTTCACCACGATCGTGCAGGCTGAAGCGTGTGACGTGGTCGCTGACGACAACAGACCTTCGACCGGCAGAATCTCGTACTGCTTCGGCAGCGGGATGATCCCGACGCCGCCGTCGGCGTCCGTAGCGGTCGTTACGCCGATGCGCTCCATCGGCTTGTACAGAGTCGCTCCGGTTGATGGATGCGTGATGCCCGTTCCTGCTGACATTACAGCCATGCCTGTACGGGCCGTCTGAAAGTGCGTGATAGCCGTTCCGATCCACGACTGCGCCCCGATGCTCCAGTTCCATCCAATCAACTGGAACTTGAGATCACTTACAAAGCCTGTTGTGTTTAGGCACGGAATGATCAACAGCCGGTTCTGGTCAAACGTGTCGAATACGATTGACGGTCTGAATGGGAACGTGACCCCGTCATCACCTTTGACGACGATGTTATTGAACTGGGTGTCGGTCAGTGCAAACGACGGCGGTACCAGTGACAGCGACGCGGCAGTGGCGACTAACGATGACATCACCGTCGGATGGAAATCCCATCCGTTGTCAGTGCGGGCCGCTTCTGGTGTGATCGACAGTCCCATGTGTCACCTGAAGATTTGGCCCGTGTTGGTGTACAGGCACCGGAAGTTGCAGGTGTACGCCGTCGTGGCAGTCTGGCGCAGATGAATCGTCAGGTAGCGCCAGCCGTAGTTGTTGACCTGAATGATGGCGCTTGACGCTGCAAGCGTCGCAGCGTTAGCAGCGCGAAGACCTTCGACGGGCAGTATTTCATAATGCGCCGGCAGTGGAACCACGCCACCGTCGCCGTCATTGCCGGAAGTCGTGGTCACGCCAAGCAGGCCAAACGCACGGTAGGTCACGCCGCCAAGGACAAGACCAGTCCCTGAGTCAGCCGTGTTGCTGGCATTCACAGCCGTCGGGCTGTGCGTCACCGCTTGGCAGATCCAAGACGCGGCAGGACGGCTGTAGGACCAGCCAAGAACCTGAAACTGGAACGTGGCCGACCCGGTGAACTGCACCAGCGGCATGATGAGCGTGCGGCCCGCGTTCTGGCAGTCGATGCGGATCGTCGGCTGAAGTCCTCCACCTCCATCGATCAGCGAGTCAAACTCCGCCTGAGTCAGAGCGAAGTTCGACACGGCCTGCCCAATCACGGCAGCAACGGAACCAGACTGGGTGACGACGGTCGGGTGGACATGCCACTCGATCTGTTGCGGCGCTGATGGTGTGACTGCTACGCCCACTGGTTACCTCAAGACGGGTTCTGGGTGAACCTCGGGATGATGCTCACCCCGTAGCCGATCTCGTAGGACGGACGCAGGCGACCGATGTCTCGCTGGAGGATCCCGTCCTTGGTCAGCGCACCGGCCAAGATCGGGCCGGCGTCGATCTCAACCAGACGCTGCGACAGTCCCTCGTCTTCATACGCCATGCCGAAGGCGCGGCAGTACTGGATGAAGAGCGAGTCGCAGTACTTGGGGATCGGGATCTCGTACGAGTCGGCAGCGCCGCTGGCAATCTCCACCCATCCGGCGCGGTAACGCACGGCGAGAGCGTCGGTTGCGGCAGCAGTCGGGGTCGGAAAGAGTTCAAGGCGTGCCGGGTTCAAGGCAGAACCGGCAGCGTTGGCGACACGGGACAGGCACGCATAAGTGACGCCGTGGCCGCCGCTATCGATGCTGATCTCGCGCAGGTTCTGGAGGTGGTCCGGCGTGACCAACTCGATGTTGAACCCGATGTTCTCGCGGTTGATCAGGCTGATGATCTCCTCCACATCGGACGGGAGGGACACATAGTCCTGACTGGCGACGAGGCTGATGAACGCGCTGGTCCGCTCCCTGAACCGCCACGGGCGCTGGAACAGGTACTGGCCGGCTTGGTTGACGACTTCTGCCAGACGTTCGGCGTTGGTCTGACCAGCAGCGAGGCTGGGGTACCCGCCGACGGCGAGCAGGACGTGACGCTTGACCTGTGCGAAGGTGGGCATGGGAAGCGGCTGGCTGGAGTTTCCCCCAGCCAGCCGGGATTGTTGGGATCAGGACCGATCAGATGTCAGCACCGAACCACAGGTCGTGAACCAGAAGCACGTTGATCACAGACGTGCCGCTGGCAAGAGCCTGAAGCGAGATTGCGGCGGGGTAGGTCGAGGTCGTCGAAGCGCCGGTGGTGAGTTCACCAGCCGTGTCCGAACAACCAAGTGCGCTACCGATCGAGACCGCAGCGGTAGCCGTGGTCTTGACCTTGCAAACGCCGCCGAACTGAACGACCACTTCGGTGTTGTTGGCACCCGACGAGGAGCCAAGGTCAACGACCGCACCAAGGTATCCAGCGGTCACCGGGCTGCCGTCGGCCTTGACGACGTTGGCAAACGGGGTGAGCCGGGTCTCGGCGATGGTGGTTGCGGGGTACACGACACCGCTGTGGGCGTTGGAGGTGACGACGAGATCGCCGATGGCGAGAGCGCCGCCGCTGCGGTTGATGACACGGGCGACCTGAGCGTGAGTCTGAACGCCGATGTCACTGTTGGTGGGAGCGAAAAGCATGTTTCAGGATTCCTTGTGTTGGAGATTGGGGGGGCTGGTTGTCCAGCCCCCCTTCGTTGGTTTCAGGATCAGGTGAGGTTGATCGGGGCGACGATGCCCTGACGCTGACGGCTGTTGCAGAACAGGTTCCACCAGCAGTCCACCACCTGAACGTAGGTGAACGGCTGGTTGGGGTGACGCAGCACTTCGTGCTTCTCAAAGTAGCGGCGGCTGTGGAAGATCGGCGTCAGGTAGTTGCCGTTGACCCACCAGTAACGCGCTCCGCTGTCGATGACCGACGCACCTTCCTCGGTGGCACCGGTCGTCGTGCTTGCGGCAGCGATGTCGGTGCTGTGGTTGACACGGGCGGTTGCACCGCTGGGGTAGATCGCAGCGGTGTCGAGGTTGGAGCAGTACATCAGTTCGATGCCGCTGTAGGTCGGCGCGTTGTACGCCGGATCCTGATACGACACCAGCGTGTCATTGCTGGCACGCAGAGCCTGCTTGTAGTTGTTGATCCCGATGCGCGAGCAGAGGATCATCTGGCGGTTCATCGAGGGCTTCTCAAAGTACTCGGCGCGGGTGCTGGGAGTACGGAAGTCCAACTTCAGGAACATCTCGTCGAAGGCCGGCAGCAGACCGCCGATGCGGGCGCTGTAGGTCGTCGAACCGTCACGGACGTTCTCGATGCCCGTCTTGGTCACGGGGGCGAGGTTGGGGTCCGTTGCACCGGGGTCGTAGTACGAGATCTGGTTCGACCAGCGGTTCTCGCTGGTGGGGTCCAGATTCATCACGTTGGTCCAGCCCAGCGGAGCGCCGCCACGGGGATCGCCGAAGACGCTGGTGAGCAGCGGGGCTTCGGTGATGAACGAGGCGAGCGAGAACGGCAGGCTGCCGGCGTTGCCCTCCATGTTGGAGTAGTTGCCGAACGGAGTCGCCCACAGGTCGTTCTCAAACCCGTTGGTCAGCGAGGTCCACATGCGCTGTTCCTTGATCCGCTTCAGACGCTTGTACTGCGCCTTGACGTAATCGCGGGTCGAGCCGGAGCCGCTGTTGAGTTCCACTTCGTGATCGGTCCACGCCATGTGGTCGATCGAGAAGCGCCACGGCGCACGCACCGTGTCGGTCACGTTGGCGTTGCGCCAAGTGAACGTGTCGTTGGGAAGGTAGTGATCGTAGGTCGATGCGTCATCGAACATGATCACGTCGCGGATCTCGTTGCCGCCCTGAACCGTGGCCTCGCTGGTCTTCTCCTTGAGAAGGCGGCTGAAGGCGTAGGTGTTCTTGACGGCCTCGTTGATCACCTGATCGGCGCTGGTCAGATACGTCGGACCAGTCGCATTCATGAAGTCGTTGAAGGTCTGAATCGGGGTTCCGGCCATTTGTGGCTCACTTTCGTGTCAGTCGCTTGGCTTCGGAAAGGCTTCGCCCTTCAAGCAGTGCTTCCAGAACTGCGTCCTCGGCGTCGGCGGGCGTCGTGGGACGCTCGTTCCTGCCTACGGTCGGTCGTGCTGTCGGCTGTCCTACGCGCCGGGGATCCCGGGCCGGACCTGCAATGTTGGCGAAAGCCTCCTGCGCCAAGTGAATCATGGTTGGGTAGGTACCGGGCTTGCTTCGCCCAAGACGATCCATTTCGGCCAGCACCGCGTTCGCGTCAACCGGGTTCCCGTATTGACCCTGAACGAACGTGATGGCCTGCTCGACTTGGGTTTGCAGCCCACGCAACTGCTGCTCCTGCTGTTGCAGGCGCAACTTTGAGACCTCTTCGGACAGCGCCGTATAGCGCGGATCCTTGGAGTCCTCGTCCGATCCTGCGTCGTCGTCGTCCGTATCCGGCTTGCCACGCGGGTTGTCGGATTCCTCATCGAAGGATTCCAACTCCTCGTCGCCAGCCTTGCGCCCGGACTTCAACTGGGCATTCTCGGCTTCAAGCGCCTTCATCCTCTTGCCGTACCCATCCACGTCTGTCTGACGCTTGCCGGCCTTGCCGGCCCACGCCATCAGCGTGTCCTTGGACACGGACTTGAGGATGTCATCAGGCACACCATCGCGCTTGAGAATCTGGTATGCCCGATCGAGATCAGCATCTGGCTTGACCGGAGCAGGTTCCTCCTTCTGCTCCGACTCACCGAACAGTCGATCCAAGACCTCGTCGTCTGCGTCCCTACCAAGGGGTTCGCTCGTCACGGGATCAGCAACAGGCTCTTCCGCCGCTGCCTCGACTGGATTCTCGATCTCTGCCTCGACCTTCGGCTCTTCTGCCTCGGTCACGCCGTCCTTGGGTTCAGCCACGCTGTCCTACTCCTTCGCATACCCGTGCCTCGACATCACCTCACGTTCATGCCTACGAGACATGATCACTGGCTTGCCTTGGCTGTTCGTTGTGCATCCCTCAAGGTTGCGAGGTAGCGACGACGACACATACGGGTACTGGGAGCGGTTCGTGGCTGGGTCGATCTGGTAGTCAGCGACCACCCTCGTCAACACACGGCCATCCACCTCGACGGTTGTGCCAATGCTGGGAGCCTCAGACATCGAGTACATCAACTCGACAGTCTCGCCAGTGGCCTCGTCGATGAAAGGGTAC